GTTGAGTGGGCTACTGAGTTCGAGCACTGTGAGTTCTGCCAGTGCCGGCCTGTGTGGGACGGGGTGGGTTGGCGCATGGTGCGCAACCCTACCCGCTTCATGCAGAGAGCGCAGTGGACCGTTCAGCCTCATCCGGCGAGTTTCTTTCCACGGTTAGTGGCCTCCATAGGTCGCTGTGAACTGTCCGGTGCGTTGGGAATACCTATCATGCAACCCTTGGCCATGGCAATGGTGAGGGCTGCAGGTGTGGACAAGCGAGGCCGTCCGCTTCAAGTTTGGAAGGGCCTTGATAACTATTCCCGCGCTAGGATGGAGGCGTGGACCCCGGAGAGGGCGCACTTGGGATTGCGTGAGATCACTCCCGAAGCTCGCGCGTCGATGGAGCAGGCTTGGGGATTCACTACCCCTGAGCAGCTTGAGATGGAGTCGGCCATCTTGAAGCTTGCACACACCACTCAGGAGGATTGGGGTGTGTATCTGGCTCACTTCGCAGGCGATAATCGCCTGAAGCCGTAGTTCGTTGTAACTTACACAGCGTTTTGCGTTTACTGTTTCATTCATTTGAGCACTATTCATAACACACTGTAGGCACCATGTCGGTAGTGAACTCTGATGCGACTAAAGCGGCGACGAAGGAAGGCCAGGATTGGCAAACGAAGTATTTGCACCCACCTGGAGGTCCCAGCATTAAGGGTATTCCGGATAATAGCACGGCTTCCACCGTACCTATTAGCTGGACTATCGAGAATAATGTTGTGGCTCCCACGGGAACGGGTACAGGTACGTGGTCATGTTTGATCTTTTCGTTTGCCAACCCAGGCATTCCATCCCTTGCTGTTGCGTGGGCGGGGGCGCCTCCGAGTACCCCGGGTGATTACGTGATTACACAGCTTCAGAATACACAGTTCAACTTCGGCAACGATGCGGAACAGTGGAATGGGGCTGTGTCACGCTTTCGCCCCATGTACAGGTCAGTCACAACCTATTTGGATGTGTCGGACCTGTACAATCAGGGGATGGTCTATGCAGCACAGGTGGCGTTGAACGCGACTGTGGTCAGTGAGGGGGCTGGTATAGCTGTTGCTTACCAACTCAACATTGGCACACTCCCGGTCACGCCAGGTCAGATAGTGCAGTCCTCTCCGCGGTCGACCACTCGACATGCGAAGGAAGGCACCTTCTCACCACTGTACTTCCTGGACCCTTCCGTGCAGTACTTGGCGGCGCAGTCTGTGGCGCTGACGGCTGGAGCGACACTCCCTGGGGGCGCTGGCATCACGTTCGACTTTTCGAACAGCGATGACACACCCCTTGTAACTCCGACGTTCCTTGGGATGTCGGTTGTTACCACGCTGTATACTGGGCTGCTTCAGCAGTCCACTATCATCGTGAAGGATGTGGCTGGCTTCCAGTGCTTAGTACCACCGGCTTCCATTTGGGTGCCATTCGTGACAGACGGGCCTTCACCGGACCCGGCTGCCGTGAATGGGGCGATCCTGATACGGCACCATGTTGAGGACTCCATGCCTTCCGCAATGAATGACTTTGGGTCGTTCATACGGAATGTGGGGAGCAAGCTGGGGAAGATCTGGAACGTGGTGAAGCTACCAGCGCAGGCTGCTCTCAGCCTGCTGCCTGGGGGTCGTCTCATTAATGGGGCGATCAATGGCGTCACCGCGGCCCATGAAGCGAACCAACTTGAGCAGCAGGTGCAGCCTCAGGCTCGTCAGCGGCCGAAACCAGTTGCAGTAGTTGCACCTCAGCAGCATCTGCAACCAGTTCCAGCCCCCAGACGGCGTAACCAGCAGCAAGTAGAGGAACCTGTACCTGCACCCCGCAGGCGCAGACACCGCTAGAGCCGTGCGGAGTTAGCGACATGCTGGTCGCGGCTTGCGCGCCTCACTAGGCCTATGGGCAGCCTAGTGGAGTACCTGCCTTGCATGATCCTCAAGCTGGAGGGGACCGTGTAGGGTGGATGACGATTGGACCCACAATACAGCGGGAGTTGACCGGCGTCTGGACTGAAAAGTCCGGCCGGGGCGGCTCTGACACCCATGGTTACAAATAGGCGCAAGCCGGGGGGGAACACCATGGGGAACATCGACCACAGCTG